GGGCTTCGTGCCCTCCTTTTTTTATTTATCTTTGTAAAAACTAAAGAGATGTGCATTGAATCACTACTCGGATTAAGAGGCTGCGAATCACCAGAGCCATCGACTGGGCTCTACATCGATGACCTCGGCATTAACCAAACCTTTCTCGGGCAAATAATCACAGACCAATACCGCAATGGCGTTGAGCTGTTTGAAGATAAGCGAGCCTTCGCATGGCGCAAACTTTCATCGGATGTGCTGACTAAACTCAGCCCAATGATGAAGAGCGACACGATAATCGAGAGCAAGCGCGTTGGACAAGTTGTGTCCAATTATGCCAACGTGCAGACCGCGCTCGGTGCTGGCAATTATGGCGGCATCAGGTTGAAGATTGACCCGAATACGGTTAGCTATCTCAACTTTTACCTTGCCGACATTAACCTTGCAATTGATGCTGCTAATTTGAACGTGCCGGTGCTTATCTTCGACATGACCACAGGCAAGTTGATTGAAACCATTACCTATGCAGAGGGTGCGCTCGATCAGTTCATCGGTAAGACCTTTACCTCAGCGAAGCGTAAGATGGACATCGCGATCGTCTATGAGTCAGATATAAACACGGTTAAGTTCACGCCAAAGAGAGGCACTTGCACAAGCTGCGGGGGCGGGATTAAGGAATCGCATATCTGTCCTTTCGTGGATGCGATAGGCATCGAGCTCACAACCGATGGTACGAATGTTCTGACAAGCAAATCGAGTAAGTACACCACAGGCATGAGCCTCACGTATAATGTGAACTGCGACCGCCAAGGATGGCTGTGCTCGGTAGGTGGCACGATGGCATTAGCGTTAGCCTATGCCACAGCGGTTGAGATTTACAACTATGCGCTAACGATTAGCCCGAATCAGCGAGTGAATACAACGGTTATTGTGAATCGGGGTTCGAAGCCCTTTGCTACTGCCGATGCTTTCGAGGGTATTGTTGCAGCTCGCGACATCGCAGCAACACGATACAGCGAAGACCTCGGCGCTACGTTGCAAAACATGCGCCTACCTGATGACACGCATTGCTGGGATTGCAGAAAGAACATGAAGTACGTTACAGCCCTGCCATAACATGCCGACACCCGCCGAAATTCAAAAGAACCTCGATGCGTTGTATAGCGATTGGACTAACAAGTTCACTCCATTATACGCCCCAGTTCGTGAATTGAAGCGTATAATGTTCAAGCGCATATTTGGTACTGGCTCGAGTGGAGGCACGAATACGGCGGGGGAGAAGCTACCGACTAAGCCATACAGCACAAAGCCAATATATGTCAGCCCGCGAGCGTTGGCATCGGCACCAAGCAAATACAAGGTCGGCAAACGTGGCGAGCCGATTAAATCGTTATTTTTTCCCGGCGGTTATGCCGAGCTAAAGAAAGGCACTTCGCGCAAGTTGCCTTTGGAGTTAACCGGAAGATTGAAAGGCGGCTTCCTTTCATCCGAGGTATTGACTGAAGGATTGGAGGCAGCGATAACAGTACCCGCATCCGAGGAGGGCAAGATTGATGGATTAGAGGCGAAATACGGCACTATCTTTTTGCCGACACCTGAAGAGCAAGCCGAGATGCTTGAGGAGCATGCAGCCGAGCTTGTGCAACAAATCATTAACGCTATGAATAAATGAATATACTATCTACCATTCTCGACAGGCTAAACCAACGCATTGAGGTCGGCAATATCTTCGATAAGATTTACGGCCTTAGCGAGCTTGTAGGCGAGGGCAATGATAAGGCGTGGGCGTTCTATATCGGCAACGGTCAAGCGATTCCTGTGACCGATTACGATGCTAAACAGGGCACTCTCTTTTGGGCGAAGCGTGGCAAGATTAACGTGACGAAAAACGATTCGCTCAAGCTGGCAGGCTGCCGCTCAATATATGAGACGCGCTTTAGCATGACGGCATACGCAATGGTGCGCAAGTCGCACCTCCCTTGCGACTCAGCCGATGCACAGGACTGGGTGGCATCGCGGGTGCTTCGTTTAATTAGCGGCACTGACCCGCAATTCAAGACTGCCATCGGGGCAATTGCTTACGAGGTTGTGCCGAGCGGGTATCAAAATGAGATTAAGTATTTGCCAGTAAACTATGAGTGGGCTGCGGTTGCAATTGATGTGGATGTTAATGTCAGCACATCAAGCGAGGACGGATGCTATGACACTTGCCAAACTGGAGACATCCCTCTGCCCGACTTCGAGCCATGCGAACCATGCTTAACCGAGGTTGCTGTGGATGGGGTGACAATCACAGGCAACGGCACACCAGCCGACCCGCTTGTCGCAATTGGTGGCGGTGGTGGTAGTGGCACATTGATAGCCTTGCCATTTACTACCGATCATTTAAGCGCAACAGGCAATGCTTATGCGATTGGTAACATCGTTTGGTATAACGGCAATGTCTATCGCTGCATCGCTGCGAATGATTCAATCCTTCCAACTAACACAAGTTATTGGGTTAATCTTGGCGCTGGCTTTCCAACAGTTCAACAGCCAACAGATTGGAACGCAACGAGCGGCAACAATCAGATATTAAATAAGCCAACGATTCCAGTACTACCAGCTACAATCGTTGAGGATGTTACTGCAACCGCGCCTCTGAGTTCAAGCGGTGGGGCTACGCCTGACATCAGCATCACGCAAGCTGACGGCACAACAGATGGCTATCTCAGCTCGAGTGATTGGAATACCTTCGATGGCAAGTTCGATGTGCCAACAGGAACGAATGCCGACTATCTCGATGGAACTGGAGCACCTCAGCCATTCCCAACCCTTACAAATGGCACGGTTACATCGGTTGCGGCAACTGTGCCAAACCCGACAAATCCAGCATTCAGCGTTGCAGTACCTAACCCAACCACAACGCCAAGTGTTGACATAACGGCAAACGGACTTGTGAGCCAGTACGTTCGTGGCGATGGCTCACTCGCTAACTTTCCTCTCGGCGGTGGCGGTGGCGCATCGGTTAACTATTACCTCAACGGCTCAATCAGTCAAGGCACGATTTTAGGAAATCAATATTTCGAAATGAGCCGCGTGCCGATTCTTGGAGCAGGCACCAACTTCACACGCACAAACGCGCAAGGCAATGGATACATCGCGCAATTCATAACGGATGCAGGCGACCCGAATCTGTTGGCAATTCCTTCAGGCAATTGGAACTTCGAGACCTACTTTAACGCATCGAGTGGCGGTGGTAACCCGAGCTTTTACATTGAACTTTACAAGTACGATGGTGCGAGCTTTACGCTGATATCTTCAGGATCAACAAACCCAGAAGCGATTACAGGCGGCACGGTGGTCGATTTGTATATTAGTGCGCTTGCAGTACCTTCGACAGTATTGGCTGCAACTGATAGGCTTGCAGTACGCATTTTCGTAACTACATCGGGGCGTAACATTACCCTGCATACTGAGGACAACAACCTTTGCCAAATTATTACCACCTTCACCACAGGGCTAAACGCATTGAACGGCTTAACCGCTCAAGTGCAAAACTTTGCAACTGGTACAAGTGGCACGGACTTCGGCATTACCTCGGCAACTGACACGCACACTTTCAACCTACCAACTGCAAGCGCAAGCAACAGAGGCGCATTAAGCACAGCCGATTGGACAACATTCAACGGCAAGTTTAACACGCCAAGCGGCACAACCTCGCAGTATGTGCGCGGCGATGGCTCGCTTGCTTCATTGCCTTTCGAGCTTGTCGTGGCTGCATCGGATGAAACAACGGCACTAACGGCAGGCACGGCAAAGATTACATTCAGGATGCCGCGAGCCGTTACACTTACATCCGTTCGCGCATCGCTCACAACAGCCCAAGCATCGGGCAGTATCTTTACAGTTGACATCAATGAAGCTGGCACAAGTATATTGAGCACTAAGCTAACCATCGATAATACTGAAAAGACAAGCACAACGGCTGCGACACCTCCGGTTATAAGCGATGCCAATCTCGCTGACGATGCTGAGATGACAATCGACATCGACCAAATCGGAGACGGCACGGCTAAAGGTTTGAAGGTTACATTAATCGGCACAAGGGCATGAGCTTCATTGTTAATCCTTACTGGTATGCAAGCAGTGGCTGCGCTGATTCAGATGCAAATGCTTTTCTAACGGCGGCAGGGATAACAGACCCGACCATATCGGGCGCGATTTGCACATTGGTAACAACACTCAAATCACAAGGCATCTGGAGCAAGCTCGATGCTATCTATCCAATGGTCGGAGGAACAGCCACAACGCATAAATTCAACCTAAAGAATCCGGCTGATACAAATGCAGCGTATCGCTTGAGCTTTGTTGGTGGCTGGACTCACTCGGCAAATGGTGCGCTGCCAAATGGAACCAACGCATACGCTGACACCTTTTGGATAAGCACACAGCAGAACTCGGCGAGCTTGTCATTTTATTCGCGCAGCAATACCACTGGATTATTCCACGAATTCGGAAGCGCTGTAGGGCCTTTTACTTATTTGTTGTTAAGGTTTAACAATTTGATATATGCCACAGTGAATTCGTCTGGGGATAACACGGTTGCAAATACCGATTCACGCGGATTCTATATGATTTCTCGAACCGCTTCAAATGCAGTTAAAGTTTACAAAAATGCTTTAGCAGTAATAACCGCATCCACAGCCAGCTCAGGGATTCCACCCTACAATATGATTATTTCTGCTTGGAGGCAATTTCCCGGCACAATTGTTCGCTACTCAAATCGCCAGTGTGCCTTTGCGACCTTGGGCACAGGATTAAACGATACCGAATCCGCTAATCTATATACAGCGATTCAAACATTACAAACCACATTAGGACGGCAAGTATGACACAAGTATACCAACTAACACCCGAACAAGCCGAGCAATTACGCGGCGTTCAATATGTCGCTGATATGACATTCAACCCAATCGAAGATGCGAATGGCAATTGGATAATAAGCGGCGAAGAGGTAAGCAGCACAACCATTGAATGGGTGAAGCAATTGCCAGCGATTGAATATATTCCAAAAGAAGTATTACCTTTGTAAAAACTACCCACTATGGCAGGCGTAAAAGTAACCGACCTTACAACCTTAGCAACGGCAGCAAACGATGACATCATGTATATCGTTGATACAAGCTCCAACACATCGAAGCAGATTGAGGTGCAAGACATCTATTCAGGAATGCCTCAGTTTGATAGTGGCAGTTTTACACCTACGATTAGCGATGAAGTGGATTGCACTGTTACAGCATTGCGTGGCATTTACAGCCGCGTTAATGATGTTGTTACAATGACCCTTTACTTGAACATTGCTTTGGACAATCCTGCGGGTGTTGGTACATTCAATGTTGCGCTTCCGGTTGCATCGATATTTGCAACGGCGAGAGATTGCTATGGCACTGCAACTATAATGACCAGTATAAGTGTTGATACCATGACATACTACATTATTTCAGCCGATACAGTAAACAATAAATGCGCTATTGAGGTCGAGGGCAATACAGGAATTACCAATGTAACCGATTTCATTGCTACAATTCAATACTTAGTGCTCTAATGCGCTCAACCTCAATTCTCGGCCTTAATCTGATTAAGAAGTACGAGGGATTGAGGCTCTCAAGCTACCTATGCCCCGCCGGAGTGCCGACCATAGGCTACGGCTCGACACGCTACCCGAATGGAAAGAAGGTAATACTCGGCGAAAAGCTGAGCGGCGAGAAGGAAGCAACGCAATTGCTACTTTCTACGCTTGACCCATTCGAGGCATCCGTCAATAAACACCTACCTAACCTTAATCAATGCCAGTTCGATGCGCTTGTGTGCTTTGCCTACAACGTAGGAACTGGCGCGTTGGTTAAGTCAACGCTGCTGAAAAAAGCTAAAGCCAACTCAGCCGACCCGAGCATCCTCGATGAGTTCCTTCGTTGGAACAAGGCAGGCGGGAAGGTGCTCTCAGGGCTGACCAATCGC